AGAAGAAGCGCCTAGCGCCTATCGCAAACAAGACTGGCTATCAGTATATTACTGATGGTGCTGATGTTGAAACTCTTGGAAGGAAAACGTGATGGAAGTTTATGATGGACAGTTTGGATCTTGGGCTGATGTTCAACGCGAATTTCAGATAGATATGCCTGAGCCTGATGATGTAATATATGCCGAGTACGATACTCCGTATTACGAAGGTTACGCCAACGTGATCTATCGCAACGGGGATCGCTATTACTGGGCGTATGGTTCCCACTGCTCTTGCTACGGGCTTGAGAATCAGTGGAATCCTGAAGAGTATGATGCGCGTCAACTGGTCGAGGTGCTTGGTCGTGGCAATCACTGGCGCTTAAATGAAAGCGGCCGTGAAGTACAAAACTTCATAATAGATGCCGTGCTGGCTTACCCTGGCAACGGTCAGTTTGGAGGACATGCGTAGTGAAATTCGGTATTATCTCAGATTTGCATCTAGAGTTTGCTCCGTGGTCTATGGTAGCAGAACCTGATGTATTTTATCTTAATGCTGGCGATACTCATCCCGATCCGCAGGTTCGGGATGCTTTTCATTTCCAGTTCAAGGGTGCTGTATATTCCGTAAAAGGTAATCATGACTACTACGGCAATTCGTTCCGTGATGCTGATCTAGATTTTCCCGAACCTCTTGTTGTTCCGAAGAATGACGGCAGCAATGAACTCTTAAAGATCGCTGGTGCTACTCTTTGGACTGATATCTCTCCTGTTCGCTGGTGGGATTTCAAAGAGTATATGATGGACAATCGATATATCAAGGGCATGAACTATGATCGATATATGAACGCCCACGAAACTCATAAACACTATCTGTTTAATTCAAAGGCTGATATCTGGGTCATCCATCACTTACCGTCATATCAGTCGGTACATGAAGAATATCGGAATTCTAGTGGTAATGACTTCTTTGCTACGGAACTTTCACACAAGATTCTAGAAATGGAAAAACCGCCAAAGCTGATCGTTCATGGTCATACTCATAAGGCATGTGACTATATAATTGGAAGCACTCGCGTAATTTGCCACCCGCGCGGGTACCCGAATGAGAATGCGTGGTTCCAGGAATATAAGCCGCTGATTGTGGAGGTCGAATGAAGATCGTAGTCTATTCAAAGCCTAATTGTCCTTGGTGCGTGAAGGCCAAAGAACTAATGAATAGACTTCATCTATCATATGATGAAAAGGTTCTTGGCGTGGATTACACGCGAGATGAATTGAGAGAACTGGTCGGTGAGCATCTACCGCTGACCGTTCCTCAAATCTTCATTAACGATAGACGAATTGGCGGATATGAAGATTTCGCTGATTGGTGTGATAATCATGGATTTGGAAATGAATGAACCTGAATATGTAAATCAAGTAAACGAGAAGACATTGGATGCTACTGAAAAATTCCTTGATCGCCGTGCTTTGATTTTCATTGAAGCGGCTATATCTCATTACAATGGAAGACACGGCGTGAAAAAGACTAGACAATATCTACAGTATATGCTAGAATATCTTGAAGAGTTTGAAACAGAGGAAAGAAAAGATGTATAACGTAACTTTGCAGAACCATGTTGCTTTGAACCACGAACAGGCCGGAAGTCTTGTTGCTCAGGTTCTAAAGGAAGACTTTGAGTTTATCTCTAAAGAAGTTGCCGAACTTATCCATAAGCGTGATAAGTTGGAACGCCATCAAATGGAAGACCTTTCCAATAATGTTGAAATGCGCGATGCTATGAAGTCTCTGTTGCGTTATTACCTCACTCATAATGATTACACCGAGTTTATGGAACTTCAGCGAGTATACGGTAATGTGGAGTAAGATTGCTGTTGCCGGCGCTGCATTGCTAATTTTTGTTAGTGCTGCTGCTGCTGAAGAAAAGCATAAGCCGCGCCACAAGCCTGACCAAAACCATAGCGGTGAATATCATGACAAAAAGTATAAGCCTCGCCACAGGCCTTATCAAAATCATGGCGGTGAATATCATAGAAAAAGGCACCGTGGTGACGGCCATAATTACTGGCGCGGCGGGCACAATAACTACTGGCGTGGCGGCAACAATAACTATTGGCGCGGTGGTAATAACAACAATTACTTCTATCAAGATCCAAACTTCTGGGGTGGTGTTGCTGGAGGCCTGATTGGTGGTGCTATCATTAATCAGTACAATGACGCTCCTGCGCCTTATCCTTATCCCTATCCAGAGTATCAAGTTCAGCCAGAATGTCAACTCGCATGGATTCGAGTTTATATTCCAGGTACTGGCTATCAAAGCCAACAAACTCTCATTTGCAACCAATAAGGAGACTATATAATAATGCCACATCCACATAAGAATAGGCCGCGTAAGGGTCGCCGTAAGATTGGTAGTGCCAAGCGAAAGGCGCGTAACAAGAGGAAGTAAAGCATGAGCAAATCTCGCTCCGAAAGGAGACACCATCATCAACGTATGTTGGATCGTGTCAAGACGTTTCACTGGCTGAAAAATAAGTTTTGGAACGGCACTGATGAAGAGCGAGATTTGCATCTAAAGAAGATGGCCGAAACACGCCAAAAGTGTTCGTGTCACATGTGTGGAAATCCACGCAAGTACTGGAAAGAAAAGACTATGCAAGAAAAGAGAATAATGGAAAAGATTGATGAGCGCGGATAATGGAATTTACATACTAGTGACCAAGGGTCTGGAATTCCGTGTAGGATATCATCAGGCTATTGACAACATTTATGGAAACTTTTCCGATGAGTCATATCAGTGGCAGGGTGATCCAGAAACAATGTATCATTATTTCCATGCTGACAAAACGTTTTCCAATCTCGAAGAGGCCCTTGACTATGCCGAGGAGATACTCTATAATTATGCATATCTTGAAGACGGAATCTGTGTGATTTCGGATTTTAAGGATTGGGACTTTAACAATCTAAGGAAGAATTATGGCAAGGAAGCCGAAGGCAGTACGCGGTAAGTTTGCTGACGAAAAGTATTTGGGTGTTGAGCCCGACCTTCGCGGCGAGGTTTCTAATGCCGAGATTATAAACGCATACAACTGGTACAACTATTTTTATGATGCAGACCAGGCCAAGGCTTGGGTGATTGAGTACCTGAAAGAATATAACAAAACAGAAAAGGAACTAATCAAAAATGCCAACAGAATTGATGCTAATTATTGCCGCACTAGCGGTTGGACTTGTCGTATACTACTTCTCGGTGGTGACCTCCCGCAAGAACTCAAAGAGCGTAACGAAAAGCGTATCCGAGCCCTTGCCGCCATCGCATCCAGCTCCGACTCCAGTAGTCGTGGAAGAGACACAGGTAGCGCCGAAGACACCAGCGAAGAAGAAGGCTCCAGCAAAGAAGTCTCGCGCGAAGAAGTAAATGCAAACTCGCGCGGTACTTCTCATGTTCGTATTGCTATTGGCGACAATAGCTCTGGCGACATGGCAACTGGAATCTCTGGTGCCGAAGGGACCCGACTGGGAGCAAGTGTCGAAGAATCTCGAAACTCAGCTTCAAGCAAGTCGGCTCGAAACGGCAAAGGAAGTAAAGCTAAGAACGGAATTGGAAACGCAACTCAAAGCGTTAGAACAAAAAACAGCGGAGACGAACTCTCTGCTGGAATCGACTCGCAGAGCCTTGGAAGCAATGTCGAAGAAGTACCAGGAAGCGATAGCTATACCAGCACCGATTCCAGTACCGAAGCCTCAGCAACCAATAAAAAAGAAGAAGCGCAAGAAGATTCCGTACGACATAGCTCCAAGTCAACAGTAATCTCTATTCAAGAACGGATTGCTAATCGCGCTAATGATTTGATTGCCGATCTCGAAGTATTGCTTGATGCATACTATCGGGACGGCAGTCAATTCAAAATGTCTGATTGGATTATCAGAAACAACGTTAAGCCGCAGGTTGCTCAACGAATTGCGGCCTATTACAAGCCTCTTTATTCAGAAGCGTTTGATGCCCTCAACGGTAAGGACGAAGACCTGAAAGAAGGCTATTCTCATTACAAGAAGTCTCAACTGAAAGCTTATGTGGAGTTTCTCCGTTCTATCGTATCATGTGCTGAAACCACTGCTACGACAGTAAAGGCTCGTAAGCCTCGCAAGAAGAAAGAGAAGCCTGTTTCGGCTATTGTCGCTAAACTCAAGTTTAAGGAAAAAGATGATGAATACAAGATTGTCTCAGTCGATCCAAAGCAGATCGTTGGCTGCAATCAACTTTGGGTCTTCAATACCAAATATCGAACTGTGGCTGTTTATAACGCTATGGGCCCTGCTGGGCTTAACGTCAAAGGTAGTTCACTAATCGGCTTTGACGAAAAGACATCCATTGTCAAGAAACTGCGAAAGCCGCCTGAGCAGCTTAAGAAGCTGATGGAAGGTGGCAAGATCATCCTTCGTAAGTATATGGATGATATCAAGTGTAAGCCGAAGGAGGCAAATGGCCGCATAAATAATGAGACCATTCTCCTAAGGGTTATTAAATGACAAATGTATTCGAATTTCCTAAGAGCAAGATTTTCCGAGAAGTCCAACCCAACATTGAAGAAGTAGAAAAGGCCAAAGAAAAAGGCAAGCAAAAGTTTGCTGATGGAATTGTAGCTGAAGTTGCCACGGGTTTAATGGCTGAATTGGAGAATTATGGCATAGAACTTGAAGACGAAAAGGGAAACACTGTCAAGGATTTTCTTTTCTTGACAGACGTTCTAAAAAGTGTTATATACCGTAATATGGAGTTGAGTCATCCCCTACATGAGTTTGTGGATGATAACGTCTCTATCTTTGATAACGAAGAAGACTTCAAAAAGTATTTGGCCAACGTCGAAGGCGAAGAGCTAGAAGAAACGAAAGAATAGGTGTAATGTGATTTTGATTGACCTGAACCAGGTCCTGATTTCTAATCTAATGCAACAAATCGGATCTAATCCCAAAATCAAGTTGGAAGAAGACTTGATCCGTCATATGGTGCTAAACTCTCTCCGCTCATATGTAAGACAATTCAAACAGAAGTATGGTGAAATCGTCGTATGCTGCGATAGTCGCAAGTACTGGCGCCGTGATGTGTTTCCGTTCTACAAGTCCAATCGTAAGAAGGACCGTGAGAAGTCTGAGTTTGACTGGAATCTCATTTTCGAAACCCTCGGCAAGATTCGTGAAGAACTCAAAGAGAACTTCCCTTATCGTGTGCTTGAGGTCGAAGGCGCTGAGGCGGATGATATCATTGCCGTACTCTCGGCTCGTCAGGCCGTATCTGAAGAGGTATTGATCCTGTCTTCTGATAAGGACTTCGTACAGCTTCAGAAGTATCCTAACGTCACGCAGTATTCGCCTATTCTTAAGCGATACGTTAAGGCTGACGATCCTTACCTATACATCAAAGAGCATATCATTAAAGGTGACCGAGGCGATGGTATTCCGAACTTTCTATCGGCTGACAATACGTTCGCCCTTGGCGAGAGACAGAAAGTCATAAATAGTAAGAAGATGACGGAGTGGCTCCACAAGACTCCAGAAGAGTTTTGTATTACTGAGAACATGCTCCGTGGTTATAAGCGCAATCAAATGCTGGTAGATTTGGATTTTATCCCTGAGAATATCAAGCAGCAGATTGTAGAGTGCTATGATAATACCAAGCCAAGCACTCGACAGAAAATGTTTAACTACTTTATTGAGAAGAGACTATCCAATTTAATGGAAGTCATTGATGAGTTTTGAGGATTAAATGATCAAGAATATGCATGAAGTGTTTGATGAGCTAGAAGCAGCACCGACTAGAGATGCTGCCAAAGCCATACTATTCTACAATATGAACGCAGGCCTACGTGGTGTTATGCGCGCCAACTTTCACCCTGGAATCAAGTTCGTATTTGACGAGGTTCCTCCGTACAAAGAGAGCGATGCGCCAATTGGCCTAGGAGAAACTAACATACACAAAGAAATTAATCGCGTGTATATATTTGAGCAGAACAACCCTCGCGTGGATCCTAATCTTACCCTAGAAAGAAAGAAGCAGATACTTACGCAAATATTGGAAGGCCTAGAAGCTAAAGAAGCCAAGGTCTTCGCTGATATGATAATGAAGAAATTAAAAGTGAGACACCTCGACAAGCAAATGTTAGAAGAGGTGTTTCCCGATATGCTTTCGTATTGATTACTGAGGAGTTTTATATCATGGTCAATCTAACGAAGGAAGGATCATGTCTAAAAAGTCAAAGCTTGCTAAATTGTTATCATCAAAAGAACACTACGAATACGAAACAACGGTTGAGGATTGCCAGAAATGGTTCAACGTCCTCAACCGAGAACTATTCAATAGTTCACTTCCCCCAATTGACGAAGTTGATATACGCTGGCGCCGTAAGGCACATGCATGGTATGACTATGATGCAAGTAGGCCGGGCGAAGGCACTGCGCGTCTTCTCATGAACAAGAGATACAAATCAAAACAGTTTTTCATTGAAGTGTTAGCACATGAAATGGTGCACCACTATCAATACATCTACAACGAAGAGATGGGTCACGGTCCTTCGTTCTTTAAATGGCGTGACAAGTTTAACAAGAAAGGTTTGAACCTCGTAAGGGCTTATTAACATGAAGTATAAAAAGAATCATTATGGTACTCAAGAGAATGTTGATGATGAAGAATATGTGGATATGCGAAATGGCGCAAAGCGCCGTCCGATCCGAAATTGGACAAAAGCTTATGTAGAACATTTGGATGAAGCCGATGAGATAGACGATTTTTATAGTAACACTAAGAGTTACAGATAATAGCAAGCAGGTATGCTCCACGGGCATGCCTGCTATGCATTTATAACAATTGAATAATTAGCTTGTGATCACTATCTCCTAGTCAAGAGACAATAACTGGAGACTATGAAATGGCTATCGCTTGGACCGAACAACACAAGGGTTTTTATGACTCCCAGTCAAATTGGGAAGGTGTAACACTCAAGGTTGTACACGACCAGAGCTATCGGATCATGTCCGACGTTTGGGGATCCGCTGACTGGGCAATCGTTTGGGACGAGGCCACAGCGTCTCCTAAGCATGTCCTTGTCAATGTGTACGATATGAACGGACCCGACTGGAAACCCGTCCAGATCACTGTGGACGCAACTGATGAGGTTCGCGCTAAGTATCTGAATTGGCGAGCAAATATTGAATACGAAACCCTGCTTGACGCTGAGGAACAGCGTGTCCACCAGATTGAGAAGGGTGCTATCGCCAAGGTTGTCAAGGGCAAAAGCGGCAAGGGCACTATCGGTAAGGTTGTAGTCGCCATGACTGCTCCGTATCGCACCGGATGGCGTGCAAACCCTGAACTGAAGGTTGCAATTGCGACCTCTGACGTTAAGGTCAAGAAGGCCTTACGTAACGGTAAGGTTGCCGAGGTCTACCAAGACGTGGTCTGGGCATGGGCCCGCAATGTGGTTCGTGAAGATATCGCACGAATCGACCTGGACACTCTCAGGAAGCAGGCTCAGGAGAGGGCGGTACGATACTGCACCGCCGCCTGACGCTCGTCCAGGACGCTCCAGGCTCATCCAAACAAATCTCAATGAAATCAAAGGCTTAGCATGAACACGGACCTACTGGTTTTGGCATATCTTGAAAGTGGTGGTTGTATTACTGTTGGCGAATATCGCAAACCTCGCAAGGAAGAGTTGACCTTCAGAAATGACAAGGGCTCAACCTACAATATCGGCCGGAAAGCATTAACTCTTCAATCTAAAGGCATACCGCGCCGGACCTGATCCTGGCGCATAGCAGGTATGCTAGTCGTTGGCATTGAAAACCGAGGGTCGCGTCACTATATCCATTATATGACAATGAGAGAGAAATCCATGAAGACCTACCGCCCGATCAAGACTGCCCGCGAAAAAGCAAAGTTTCATGCTACAGTTGTAAATCATTCAAACCCCAATATTCGATTGGCTGCCAACTATATCGCTGAGGCCTATCAAGCTGCCCGCAAGGGTGATGTTTCCGATTTTATGACTTTCATTTCCCTCGCACAAAAGTTTGCTGAGGATGTCGATTTCTGCAACCCCGAAAGGAACCTTCGCTAATGCCCAAGTATCGCAAGACCATTCCCATTGATGCCTTGCTTGATTACGCCAACGGTTATCTCGCGGCTGATTATCAGGGCGGCGATGATCCCGCTTCGGTCGCTCGGCGCACAGGTATGATTGATCTGCTTGAAGCAACTTTGCTCTCGGCTGGCCGATATTGCGGATACTATTATCTTGATGATAAGGTGATCACCAAGTCCAAGCCTGGTATTCGCTGGGTTGATGGGCAAGCACCGAAGCACACCTTCCATGAAACTGATCCCACTCGACGGAGATATGCATAAATGGCTAAGATTAAAGACTTTTTAATCGGCGTAGAAGAGTTGGTCTATACCGCTATGGAAAAAGGGTTCACTGACTTGTATGGCATTCATGCCTACGTTCACATGTATGAGCCAAACGCCGATCTAGCAACGGTTGAGGCCATTCTTGATGAGTTGCACCGAATGGATGAAATGCAACTCTATGTTGCTTGACACTAGTTGTCATTGCTGCTAGGATACTATTCGTTAAATGAAACATATGGAGTTTATTGATGCCTAAGATTGCTGGTCGTGACGTTCGTGGTGAGTTCCTCACTCTTCAACTTTTTGAGATTGGTAAGGCGGTAACGCCGAAAGAAATCAACGACCACGTTGGTCGTGGTGATTATGCTGCAAAGTATATCTCCTTCCTGCGTAATCGTCATGGTTTTGAGTTCTCGGTGCAGAAAGACGGCCGCGAGGTCGTATCCTATACACTGCTCATGGAACCGAAGAATGCTGCTGAGGTTCGCGCCCGCGCGACCGCTGCTCCTGCTGCTGTCAAGACTGCAAAGGTCAAGGCTGCACCGAAGGTGAAGGCGTCTAAGCCTGTCAAGGTTCGCCAGTCTAAGCAGACGCCTAGCGCGCCTGTGAAGAAGGCCGCTCGTCAGGTTCTCAAGGACCACGCCGATGCGGAAGCTGACCGCCTACTGGCTGAAATCGGCATGAAGAACGGTGGCGAGTATGCTGGTGGTACCTACTCTGTTGATCCCGACTGGGATTCCATGGATGGTATCGACGTGGCTAACTTCCTCAAGTGAGGCATAAATATACCTATAACAATCGGAGAAAAGAGATGCTAAGACGCTGCCTTTTAGCAGGGCTAACAACCCTGCCTTTTTTTGCTATTTCAGCTAGTGCTGCTACTCAACGCAATAACGCAACATGGAAGGTGCCTGCGGGCGTCAAGAAGATCCGTGTTCGTTCATGGAATCCAGACGGTAGTATCGATTTGGATCGTACACTGAATGTTTCACCCAATCAAGTTTTTCGTATTGACGCAATTGAGGATTAATTATGAGCGGTATTTTGTCATGGACTCTAATCATCTACATCTATGCTGGTGCTATGGCTCAAGGTGATTCCGTAACTGTCACAGCTACACCAATGGCAACGCAGGAAATTTGTGAAACGGCGGGCACTGCTCTGGATTCTCTTGTGAGCGGATCTACAAAAGTTGTCCGATATGTTTGTGTGAAGAATCAATAAGCATAAATACTTAATGACCATAGTGCTAGGTCACGGAGAAACATTATGCCAAATATCATCAAAAAGATTGATATAGAAAGTGCATACACTAAAAGTCATAAGGCAATAGAGCTTTTGATAAACAACCGCGACGAGCGAACTTTAGTATGGGAAACTGAAATAAATGAACATATTCGCCGTGTCGAACGATCCGAAGCAATCGGCCGAGTGGATGGTGGACAAGCATGTCGTGAAGATGATTCTGGAAACGGCTCAACTTCTATCGACGGCTCACCGCATACTTGACGGTGTTGAATATATTGGTAAGACTCAGACTGGCCGCAACGTAAAACGTTGGCGCTTACCGGACGACCGTGAGCAACATCTATATTCGGCCACGCATATCAATCATCCTTCTGCGGTATGGGCTCGCTCTACCAATAACAACTATACTTGGCTTGCATGTCATTTCGGTGCATTGTTGACTGAATATACATATCGCTATGGTAAGCATCACAAATGCGAAGCAATGGTTCCTTGGCTACAATATCCTCCGCATGGTATTCCTGTCGGTTATTTGACACAGGTAACGCCTGCAATGCCTGATGAGTATAAAGTGCCAAACGATTCTGTCGCATCCTATCGCAACTATTATCGTGTGGCCAAGGCTCGTATGCATAAGTGGACAAAGCGTGAAACACCGGAGTGGATCAATGACTGACTATGAAACAATACGCAAGGACATCTATGAGAGTTTCCATGACATATTTCATAAACTCTATATATCAGAGTTGAAGGATCAAATCGCTGATAAAGATGAAGTCATCACAGCAAATGATCATGTGATTGCTGAACAACAGGCTGAGATTGAACGGCTGCGGGCCGCGCTGCGGGATGTGCTGAGTTATGTGCCACACGGCGACATGCCAGTGACGATCTACGATAACGCCCGTGCCGTGCTGGAAGGCAAATGATGTTTGCTAAATACAGACAGAAAGAGTGAAGAAGAAAAGGTTTATAAATACATACATGATTTACAGTTTCGAAGACAAAGAGACGGGCGAAGAGTTTGAACTTCAAATGTCTTACGACGAACTAAAAGACTTCCTTGCGGATAATCCCAAGTTGAATCAAACATTCCGCATGAACGTTGTCGATCCTATGGGTATCGGCGTAACAAAACCTCCATCAGATTTTCAAAAGTACGTATTAGGCCGCATCAAGGATAAAGTTCCTGGCGCCAATAAATCTGCGATGGAAAAGAGATGGCATATTCCTAAAGAAATATGATTTCAAAAAGAAAGAATTTACGATTTTCAAAAGAGAGCGGTCATGCAGGTGATTCGCTCTCTTTTGTTTTTAAAGGAGACGACATGTCTAGAAAACCCAAGAACAAGAAACCACAACCAGAAGCACAACAGAAGCAGGCTGCTCATTTTGAGTTAAGAACAATCAAGCCTCTCACAGCAAATCAGGAGAAAGCATTTAGTTCATATCGACAAGGCTATCATCTAATGCTACACGGTTTTGCTGGAACAGGAAAAACATTCTGTGCATTGTATCTTGCTCTAAATGAAATCTTGACAGGCAACTCAATTTATAATAAAATAATCATTGTTCGCTCGGTTGTACCTTCCAGAGATATGGGATTTCTTCCTGGTTCTATGAAGGAAAAGGCCGCTGTCTATGAAGAACCATATCGTGAGATTTGCGATAGTTTATTTGGTCGCGGTGATGGATACGAAATACTTAAGATGAAGGGAATCGTCCAGTTTACAACCACATCATTCTTGCGCGGTATCACATTCAACAAAGCGATTGTAATATTAGACGAAAGCCAGAACTTGACTTTTCAAGAAGCAGACACAGTAATGACACGCATGGGTGATGAATCTCGTATCATCGTTTGCGGCGACTTTAGACAGACAGACTTACTAAAGAGACACGAACAAGAAGGCATCACACAGTTGATGGCCATTACAA